AGATAGCTATAGTTCCGCGGAGCTTAAGAGGGATATTCTTTTGTTTGCTAAACACAACCCTCAAGACTTTATGGAGGTAGTAAACGATCCTGATTTAGAATTTGGTGATGAGGTAAGACAGTTCTTCGAAGAGAAACTCTTATCTTTGCGCAATAACAATAAGGATGTGTACTTCAACCTTAAAGGAAATAAAAAGAAAATGCTTACCGTTCCTTTCGGAGAAGACCCTTACCACGTAGTGGGGTCTTACTTAAAGACAGACGAAGGCATAGAGATATACCAAGGACTTTCTAAGTTACTAAATAAATAACCAAAACCATGATAGATTTTATCGTAGAAAACTGGGCTGAATTGCTAATCGCAGTAATGGCCCTGGCAAAAGTAGTAGTAAACCTTACTCCTACAGAAAAAGACAACCAGATATTCGGTTGGATTGATAACCTTATAAGCTACTTCATTCCAGATAGAAGGAAGAAGTAAACGACTTTAAAGAAGGGCTCCAAATCGGGGCCCTTTTTTTGTGTATCTTTGTAGCGTATTAACACATAAATTATTTTTATTATGGAAAAATTTTTAAGCATCCCTGTAACAGGTGAGGGCAACCAGCTGGTCCCCGTTACGGATGTAAAACTTATTGAGTGGGAGTCCCAGACCACAACCTCTCTGACTTATGGAAGTGGGAAGGTAATTACTATTACTCACGGAGATGTCGGAGCCGCGAGTGGCACAAATTCTGGAAACCAGTTTAGACAGTTTATACAGTCAAGCGCTGTAGCCGCTTTGCAAACTTCTTGGACTAACCCTTCTTTTTCAGCTATTCCTATCCCTGCTTACGCGGTTAGCGAAATTAATATCGTATAAATTATGGAAAAATTTTTAAGCATACCCGTATTAGACGGGGACAATACAAACAGTCAAGACCAGTTGGTTTCGATTACAGGGATCCTAAGTATAGGACAACCTACAACAACAACTGCCACTATCAATTATGTGGGCGGTAAGGTTATTACCTTAACATGGCCAACAGCTTACGCTTCTCCAATTCTTCAGGAGGCAGTGCAGACAGCTGCGATGGAAGCTTTAAAATCAGGATGGACTGCGGTAGCAGAATACTACGCTCCGAAAGGAATGGTCGCAGGACCAGCCGTAAATACAGCCACTGAAGCTGGATCGTTCTTAAATGTTAATCCGCTATCAACAATAGAAATAGTTTAATATGCTTTCAAACATGGAAAAATTTATAAACTTTAAACAACTTAATGTTGTTAAGCAAGCTACGGCTACTGCAGACGGCTCTGCAACTTTAAAACTTATAGCTTCGGGAGGTGCTTTCTTTGAGAATACTCTTGTAAATGCAATCGTATGGGACAGAACTACTGCTGCTGCTGATGGCGGACAAAAATATATTGTCACAGCTGTAGATAGTACAACTCAATTATCCCTCGTAGCTTTAGGTCCAGCGGGATCAACTCTTGGGACAGGCGTTCCAGATACAGTTGTGTGCTTTATCTACATGCCAGAGTATACTGTTGTATACGGGGCGGAGACTGACGGGCTTCAAGCTGCAGGGACTTATCAGCTAATCGACACTACAGTGAACTTTTTAAATAAGGGTGTTAAAGTAGGAGATACAGCTTATGACATTACTTCTGATGTAGTTACTGAAGTATTAGGTATAACGACTACTACCAACCCTTATGATACACTAACTGTATCGGCAGATACTTTTTTAGCAGGAGATGATTATATTGTATACAGAGCAGGTGCTGACGATCATGATGTTATAATGAGATCTGCGGATGTTGCAGATGTTTCAAATAGCTCAACTACTTCTTCTGTAGTTAACACTACATATGAGCCATCAGGAACAGCGGTAATGAAAGTTGATTACGCATATTCTTCTACGGTTGGGGCTAACTCAGACATGAGGGGCGCGATACAAGACGCTATAACAGCTTCTTTACAAACACCATGGTCAGATGTGACGTATGATTTTCCAGGGCTTTTAAACGCTGCTGATGCTGCAACAAACGCGACGTGGTTAGGGGGGCGAAACTACTTCTTCTTAAGAATACAATAACCATGGTAAAATTTTTACAAGTAGATACAGCTAATAACGGGAACTTATTAATTCCTGTCAATGGTATTGTTTTTATTGAAGCTTATTTAGCTTCTCAAATAAGAATAAAGTACGATGGGCAATATGCATCAAACGATATCTTTGGGATTAATCATACAGCTGATGTTGATGCTGACGGTAAGATTGGGAGCATGGTAGATGTGTTAAGAAAACTCGTTATAGATGCTGCTCAGGGGAGGTGGAGTGATCCTGTGGTGAATATAACAAGCTTACTTCCAAAAACCATAACTAATATAACCCTGTCATGATGCAAAAATTTTTATACTTAGAAGTGGGTGCCGCAGATATAGCTCCGGTTTTAATAAATATAGATAATATAGCGGCGGTTGAAAAACTGTCGGATACTGAGATACAGCTATTGTATAACTTAGCGACAGCAAGCGATAATATATTAATAACTATGGATACCGCAGATTCGGGGCATACAAATTTAAACTGGATAGTTGATCAAATACGTAATATTCTTTCGATGGGATATACTAAGGCGGCTCCAATATTAACACCCCCTTATTCTATTGCGTCGGTAGTGGTAACGACATAATGTATATACACAATATTAGAAAGGGGCTCCAAAAAATGGGGCCCTTTTTTTTTGTGCTATCTTTGTAAAAATAATTTTACACTATGCCAGCTTCAATAAATGCGGTGCGAAATACGGTGTTGGCTATAGCTAACAAAAATAACTACGGATATATCTCACCCCAAGATTTCAACCTCTACGCTAAACAGGCGCAGATGGATATGTTTGAGGATTACTTTTATCAGTACAACAACTGGATAAATAGAGAGAACGCAAGATCTTCGGGTACGGGATATGCAGATATAATAAAAGGTTTAGAAGAAGTTATAGACTCCTTCTCTGTGCAAGCTTTCTTAGCTCAGCTAAACCCTGTAGCCGTTCCTAATGTCCCTTCTGGTTTATCAGGATCGGCAGTGTACTCATTACCAGACGATTACTATCTTATAAATAAACTATATAGATATCCCACGCGTAGAATAAGTGGGACTACTTCCAATTCTATTCTGGGCTCCACCCTCCTTATAGACACATCTCAAGATTTCTTTACTACAGGTGTACAGCCAGGAGATATCGTTATAAACACAAGCGCTACAGGCGCTGCTCCATATCCCGCTACAGGGGTTCCTGGATTGCAGGGGTGGGTGCAGAATATTTCTAACACAGCGTCGCCCGCTGGATCGAGTATAGTGTGCTCAGCCGCTCTGTTCGTAAATCCCGCTGGGGGTGCAGGAGGAGAAGGATATGCTATATATGACGCTAATAATATTGTAGAGGTAGAGAGGGTAAGCCAAAGGAAGATATTCAATCTTACCAGCAGCAACCTCACTTACCCTACACCACAGTACCCATGCTATGTTTTGGATGGGAATTTAATATCTGTATACCCTACCATATGGGATGGTCTTAACGATCCTTTTACTATAGGAGATGGGATGGGCCCGTGCGATGTTAAGGCGCAGTACATCCGATACCCTCGTAATCCTAATTGGACTTTCGCTTCATTGGTAGGTGGAGAACCTCTATTTGATCAATCTCAGAGTGACTTCCAAGATTTTGAATTGCCGTCTTCTGACGAGCCTGCTTTGGTAGCTAAGATATGCCAGTATGTGGGTATAGAGATAAGGGAAGCGGAAGTAGTACAGTTTGGTCAAACTGAAGAACAGGTAGATACTCAAGAAACAAGCTAAAGATTATGGCGTATATAACAGATTACGAATACTACGAAAACAACCAAGTCTCTCCACAAGATGAGAACTGGGGGTCGTATCAATATGTCACATTAGACGATATTGTCAACAACTTTATGTTGATGTATCAGGGGAACAATGAGCTTATAAATAATATCAATAGGTATCAAGTTCTATTCTTTGCTAAGAGAGCTATACAGGAATTAAACTATGACGCTATGAAGGAAATAAAAATCCTTCAGCTACAAGTAAACGATCAGTTGCGTTTTGTTTTACCTCCTGACTATGTCAACTGGGTAAGGATTTCTTTGTACAAGAACGGCGTCCTTATGCCTCTCACGGAAAATATCCAAACCAACTGGAGTGGAGCTTACCTTCAAGATAATGAGTACAGGGTTTTATTCGATGCGTATGGAGACGTTCTTAAACCCAATGACTCTCAGTTAGACTTAGATAGAATTACAGGGCAGAAAAAAAGCATATACTTAAACGCAGGCAGTCCATACAATGGGGCTATGGGTTATCTATATGAGGGTGCTTGGTATTTCGATTATCAGATAGGAGCAAGGTTTGGTTTAAATACTGAGACGGCTAATAGCAATCCTACTTTTAATATTAATAAAAGAGCGGGAGTAATAAACTTTAGCTCAGGCATGGCCGCGGAGTCAGTGGTATTAGAATATATCTCTGATGGGATGGAGAAGGGGAAAGACTCTAAGGTAAGTGTGAATAAATTATTTGAAGATTATATCTATGCAGCCATTAAGTATTCTATTTTAAACAATAGACTGTCGGCGCAGGAGTACATTATTAATAGAGCACGGAAAGACAAATCGTCTTTACTTCGTAATGCTAAACTTAGATTAAGTAACATGCACCCTGGTAGACTCCTTATGAATATGAGGGGGCAGGCTAAATGGATAAAGTAATATGCTGATACAAACTAACTTTATTGCTGGTAAGATGAACAAAAGCGTCGACGAACGCTTAGTTCCTGTAGGCGAATATGTAGATGCATTAAATGTACGCTTGGGTTCTACTGAAACGACAGAGATCGGGGCGGTAGAAAACTCTAAGGGTAACACCAACCTTACCCCAAACATTGAGTACAACGGAAATCCTCTATCGGCTAACGCGCGGTGTATAGGCGCTTTTGAAGATGGTATGGCGGAAACTATATATTGGTTTGTTTACGATCCAGGTGACCCTGCAACAGGGCAAGTGGAGGTAGATATGATACTATCATATAACACTAACACCAATACATTATTGTATCATGTTGTCAGTACAGAGGTCCTTAACTTTAATCCGACATACCTTATCAACGCGGTAAATAAAATTGAGAATCTCTTATTCTTTACCGATGACCTTAACCCTCCGAGATATATTAACGTAACCAGAAACTACCCTGTACCAACAGGTCTAACTGACGGTATTGAAGAGGAAGACATCAGTGTTATTGTTAAACCTCCTGGTTTTGAGGATGTAAACCCTACTACGGGTACTCAACCTCTTAGAGCTCCACACGTAGAACTTGTGAATACCGGTCAGGGAGACTACATGGAGATGCGGTTCTTACGCTTTGCGTACCGCTATAGATATTTAGATGGAGGGTACAGCGCTACCTCTTTGTTTACGAACCCAGCCTTTGAGCCTAAAGACTTTGCTTTTAGCCAAGAGACGTTTAAAAACGTCGGCATGATAAATAGGTTTAATGCTGCTAACGTTTGGTTTTCTACAGGATCTGAAAGGGTAAAAGAGATACAGCTCTTATATAAAGATACCACCAGTAACAATATTTTTATTATTAAGAACTATAATAAAGCTGAGCTGGGTTTACCTAATGACTCTTTTGAGCAGGAAGAGTTTAGCAACAGTAAAATCCTTACACTATTAGGATCGGATGAGCTTCTTAGGTTGTACGATAATGTCCCACGAAGAGCTAAAGCTCAAACGATTCAGGGCAATAGATTGATGTATGGAAACTATATCGACCAATATGATGTGGTCAACAGAGAGGGTGGGGACTCTATACAGATGCAGTACCAGCTATCTCCCAGCACGGAGAGCATAGACGTAACCCCATTACCTCCTGCCACAGGCTCTAATGGGACCTACAGTATAGACCCAGCAGCTCCATCGACAGTAGTTGCAGCCGCTACAGCAGGGTTT